TCAGACGTTCGATGGGACCCCAGATTCGTTTCCCTGGTGCTCAAATACGCCAAGTTTATTGAGCACAGCTACAATAATATCAATGGCAAAAGAAAGCAAGGAATCAAAACTCAGTAACCAAGCTATCCATCCAGGGATACGTCCTTCATCTTGCGCTTTTTGCACTGTCTCTTTAATCTTGGCTATGGCTTCCTTTTTCTTAGCATCACCATTTCCACTACCATATTGTTCCTCGATTAGAGTTATAACGAAGGTATAAATTGACAAGGCTATCTCCATATACTCCACTATCTTCTTTAAAATGCTCATCCTTTCATCACCTTTCTCTTTATTTTTGGTAGAGTTGATAAAGCTTTTGCACATTGGGCACCCAATGCCGATTAAGTCCCAAAGGGTCATTTACTACCCCTATGGGTGCCCATCTCTTACCCAAAAAAGCGATGTAGTCCAGCTCAGGGTTAGAGTCTGTTCTTTTCCAACTGTTATTTTCTAGTGCCCTTTCCCAGCGTTGGATGTTCTTTATAAATGTTACTGCTGCCCAGCGGGTTTGCTCCTCTAAATCTGTTCCTTTGGCTGCCATAACCCCGAATTCCAATCCTGAGGGACCATCTTCTTGACGTCTGACAGCTAAACTGAGGGCATAAAGATTGAGGTATTTGTGTCGTTCAATGACACTTCTATACTTTTCACTATATTCATCAACGAGAGCGAGAATCAGAGGATATTCTCGCCAAAACTTTTCTTTGCTCTGTTTCCAAAGGTTCATCCAGTTTAAAGACCACATAGAATCACCTCAAAAAACTTACTATCAATCCCGTCCCCACCCCTGAGACAATGCCAGCAATAATTCCCATAAGCCAAGAGAGGTTTTTACTTTCATGGTAAATTGTTGCCGAATACTTGGCTATATTCTCGTTCTGCATACCATTTATTTCCCCTAGCCTATCTATTTTCTTGCTGATAACCTCTATGGTGGTTTTAATCTCTTTTATGTCATCACTTAAATTTTCATAGCATACCTCCAGAGCTACCACTCGCTCAGACATTCTTTCATCCATTATTTCGCCTCCCACTATCTCCTAAGACAACTAAAACTCCCAAGACTGCAATCAGGACAGCCAGGATTTCTATCACTTTATCTTTCACACTCCATAAGATATATTTGAGGAAAATGAATTTAGTGAAGATAAAAATTACTAAAACAATAGGGGTAAAAATAAGTAAGGGGATTAAATAGTATTAACTACAAAAAAATAAGCACCAGCATCAACGTTATCAAGCCAATTACCAACTACATAGAGCTACTCTATTTAATTAGTAAAGAAGCGTATATATAACAAAGGGTTATTATCCATTGTTCTCACTTAGCATATCCCTGGCAATCAGAGACTTAACTTCCTCGGGATACCCTTCTATAACTTTGTTCAAACAACCTTTTTCCCTGCACATCTTTAGCCCTTTATCCAACTGTCCCAATATATTCATTCTTTCTCCAGCCGTACCATTATTTCCCATTGTCAATGCTTGATTTAACCACCGTCTGGTATAAGAAATAAGCTGGTGCTCATTAGGGTCGGTGGTAGAAAATTCAAGATTTTCTGATAATTTTTCCTTGATATTTTTCCACTCTTGTATCTCTCTTATCCTATCCTGAGCTACCAGCTCCATTTCTTTTTTCAGCCAGAGCTTTTGTTCCAGCTCAATTTTTAATAGTTCCTGCTCTAAATCGTCTTTCTCTTCCTCTATTTTCTTTTGTAGCTTCTTTATGTTTATTAGGTTCTTCCGGTATTCAAAGCTCAAATTATAGAGCTCAGTTATCATCGCTCTTTCTTCTCTCATCGCTTGCCAGTATTTAGAATCGGGGGTGGGGAACTTTACATCATTTAAAACCGATACTTCCATCTCCGTCCTGGTTCTAAATATCTGTGCATACCGTAAGACTTCATCTATCTCGTCCAAAATATCATTGCCAATTTCAAAAATAGTCAAATCATTCATATTATCACCAGGGTAAAAATTTACTATATTCTTGACATTGAGAGATTAAATCCATTAACCCCTTACCTCCACATGATAATGCCTGTGATTGAATACCAAATCCGCTATGATGTGTCATAGCTATAAGCATTGCCCCCATTTCTATAAAAGCAGCTCCATTGTATTCAAAAGTAGAGTTATAAGGGTTTCCGTAGTCATCTCTTCCTCCAAAACATAATGCTTCATTTAACTGCCCACAAGCTACAATATAGTTTACTCCATAAGGTAATTCTCCTCCTATAGTCCAAGTTGTGCCATTGTATTCCTCACAATTCATAGGGTAACCATAATCACTATAACCAGCTATCGCTAATGCTTCATCTTGTAATCCACAACATCCAAAATTCTGTCTTCCAACATTAAGTGTTCCAGCAGCACTACTCCACGTTGTCCCATTAAATTTTTCTGAAGTATCAACAATCATATAATTTAAGTCAAGACCACCAACAGCCAATGCCGCATTTTGTGAACCACAGCCACCAGCCCCTTGTCTTGCAGTAGACAAAACAGCAACGTTACTCCACGATGTCCCATTATATGATTCTACTTTATTCGTAGGGTCAGTCATTATAGCTCCCCCAAAAGACAACGCTGCATTTTGTGAGCCACAACCACCCAGGTCGCCTCTTGCTGTCACTAAGTTACCACCACTAGACCAAGTTAAGCCATTGTATTCTTCAGTGCTTGTTAACTCTAACCAATCACTATTGTATCCTCCAAAACAAAGACCTTCATTTTGTTTACCGCAACCAGCCGAACTTTGTCTCATTGTGTTTAGGCTGTTACCTAAATTCCAAACTCCAACTGGTTTTAACCCTACGGTTAAAAACTTCAGCCTGTTATAAAAAAAGTGCTTCATTTTTATGATACCTCTCTACCACTTATATAATAAGCAACGCCATCACTTTCATCAGCGCTTCCTGTTATTGTTTCTCCGCCCTCAAGTATATGGTCTAAAAACGGCATAGTAATCGTATCTTGAGCACTTAATGGGAAATTATACAAAACATTTACCCCAGCTAATTTTAGACTTATGTTCCTGGCCGTTGCCGATATATTGCAAAAAGTTATGGCTTTGATATATGTTTTTGTGGATGCTGGAACGGTATATATTGTAGCCTCCGAACTTCCAAATGTTCCTTTTGCTAATTTTTTGTTTACCACTGCCATTTTACATCCCTCCAAAATCGTCAGTTAAGTAGGTTAGCTCTCCTCCTCCGCCACCACCTTCTACGGTGGCAAATTCTAACCCGTCCTCGGTAGTGTTTACTCGCAGGTATTTACCCCCCTGCCCTTCGTAGGAAGAAGGAACATCGCTCAATTCTATAAAAGTCGTAGCCCCGGTTTCTAAATCTACAAATGCTATTCCTTCTTCACTGGCATTTACTGCTAATACTTTCCCTCCCTGGTTTTCGTAACTATCCGGGGTATCTTTTAAAGATAAAAATGTGGATATTCCTACCTTCTCCCATCCGGTATCGGATTTTAAGTAAAGAGCTGGCTCATCTAATACTACTCTTACCGTCCCAGTTGGGTCATCAATAGGCAAATCTTCTAAAGACTGCACTGGTGCCTCCCAAGCTGGCAGGTAACAGCTTATAACCAACCTCCCTTCCTCATCTACTCTTAACCTTCTAAGATTTCCATCCTGGTCTATTCCCCAGCTCATAGCGCTCACCTCTCTTAAATAACTACGTCAACCAAGCCATTAGTATCTAAATCGCTAATGGATTTAGCAACTACTTCCCCACATGCTGGCTCAATTTCACTCTTTAAATACCCAGCAGCCCCAGTGGAAGAAGCAGTAAACTCCCAAGTATCGTCTACTACCCAATCGGTAAGAGAGCTAAACTTAACCTTTATCCCGTTATTTAGCTCTACCCAATCAGTAGAAACTCCCATTTCTTCACTCCAATTTATGCCATCATTACTGAATTTAAACAAGTCAGGGGTTTCGTCTGGAACGCCCTCAGTGGTAATTTTTATAATGTAATTAACCTCTTCTCCAGTAAACACTCCCCCAACAGTCAACCCTTCTTTCCCAGTAATATCTGATATAGAAAAAGAAGGAGCACAAACTAACATATCTCCGGGGTTCACAGGAGCAACTGCCAATGCTTCTGTTTTACCCCTTATAACCACAAACCCACTCTGGCCTGGCAATATATCGTGTTCGGCTATACCTACCCAGTTTTTAGATTTTTCTATTTGGTTTAGGGAAATACCGCCTTCAAAAGGATATACAACCATCCCCTTTCGTATAATCTCCTGGGTGGTGTTCAAAAAAGGTATTTTTATATTGTCGTTAAAAAAAGTTCTTAAATCAAAGACATTAAACTCGCTATCTACATAATATAGTGGTAGACAACCTTCGGATAATGCTGCATCTTTTATAATATCCCCGGAGGGTAAAAGGTAAACATAATTATCCTCTGCTAAAATTAACGTAGCTGGGTTTACGGTCTCAATTAAATAGGGGGATAAAAATGCCTTCCCCGGGGTAACTGTCAAAGAAGAACCAACTAGTGTAGCATCAAAGCCATTTATCACTCCATCTCTTTCTATGCAGGGTAGAACTTTTGTCTTTATTACTCCCCCGTAATAAATTGATAGCCCCAGGGAAAATCCTGCTGTTTCTACCCCTGCCGGAACTCTAATCCTTAAAAATACAGTCCTGTATGTATTAGATGGGATATCATCTGCTTCTAAGGGGAAACCTCTCCCCAATGGTTTCCAGTTGGAATCAATCCTTTCCGGGGTAGCCGTATCTCCTTCTTTACCCACTTTATATTCTGCAAGTGCTTCTTCAATTATTTGTCCCTCTTCTAAACCTTCCTCATTAACTAATTTAATGGTGACATTAGTAGCTACTATAGAGCCTATACCCTCATAGTCATTCCATAGCCTGCATTCTATTATTGGGGAATACTCCCCAGCATTTATGGTGCCAAAGTCCAGACTTGTTAGCAAATTACCTTCTAAATCTCTTATACTTAAAATCGGGTCAGTCATTTTTATCCCCTTTACCCCAAAGTATAGTTAACAATATCCTCAAACTGGTGATTTCTGTGGGTGGCAAGCGTATTTGAAAATGAGCTTATCCCCTCGGGGATAAGAAGTAGCTTGCTTTCCTCAAATCCATTTTTACTACCTACAAAAAAAGTTTTCATATTAGTCATAACCATATAACCGTTTAAAATCTTAACTGGTGAGCCGTCCCTCTTGTCATAGAGCAATTGTTGGAAGGACTTCCAGGTCTGGGTGTCTTCATCAAAGTAAGGGAAAACCTCATAAATGTCTTTGTACTTGTAGTCTGAGTAAAATATCCTTCCCTTATAGCACAGGAGTTTACTTACTGCAAAATTAGTAGAGGCATTAACCCAATTAACTTCTATCTCAGCAAGGATTTCTTTTTCTGAATCATGAGTTACCATTCTTATCAACTTTTTATCTGTATCTCTTATTATAAAAATCTCCTTGCTATCGCTCTTTTGCTTGTCAATAAAATAGCCGTCCCAGTGGGGCTCATTCCTATAACCACTTACGTCAATGCAATTCCCAAACTCATCAAAAAGAAAATTTTGGTCTCCCCACGGGGAATGAAAGTAAAAGGTAATAAACTTTTCAATTTTATCTGTAGTAATCACTAAAACTGGTTTATCTTCTGGTGCTTCTACTTCATATATCTTCTCACCAGTAAGGTAATTAAAAATAAAAAGTATATTCTTAGTGAACCCTACATGAGAAAATGCTATTAACACTAAATTTTTAAAGCATCGAATTGTATCCACTGTCGCCAAAGCATAGTCCCCATTCTCCCAATCAGCATAGCTTTTATATATGTCAGCTTGATAGTAAGGGACTTCTACAATCGGTTCAGTATCTACTTTAAGAGTTTGATTGTCAATTTTATAAACGTATAGCCGGAAGTCAACTGTATTGTGATAAAAACCGTGGACAGTCCCGTAACCCCAGTCCTTCGGTGGTCTGTATATCTCCTCAATTAAATACTGGTCTCTTTCTATTGCTGTAAAAGGATATTCATCAGTAAAATCCTCTTCAAAGATAAGTTTTCTCGCTGAAACCAAATATAAATTCCCCTCTTCATCTCTTCCCAAGTCAAAAGGATAACCCAAGAAGTATTGGTATAGGAAGTTTATTTTCCAAGCATATAGCTCTCCCTCATAAGAGCCCGTCCAGCCAGTTACATCCTGGAAAACTATCATATCTTGCCCATATTTGCTCTCTTTTCTATCCAATTTTGCATCCCGAGTCTCTATTAAAAATCGGTAAAATGGAGCATCGTCGTATTCTGTGCTTTCGTATACTGTGTAATCCTGAGTCTCTTCATTCCAAAATTGTTCCCGGTATGCTTGGGTTATTATCTTTTTAGAGCTATCAAAAAATATATTGCCAGTTACAAATCCCAGTTGGCCAAGTTTTCTGAAGAAACCAGTGCTTTCGTAGTCTGGGGTAAACCCAGAGCTAAACTCATCGTAAACATAGTTAGAGTCAGGTAAAGCAACAATCCTATAATTGTGAGGTTGTAAAATTCCCAACTGTTCATCTTCTCCGTATTTTATCCTTATAAATAAATTCAGCTCCGGTTTTGGTCGCCTCAATAGTGGTTTCCAAGGATGTTCCATCCATTCTCCCGGGGTTTCCGGGGGTATGGTGTAAAGTTTAACGCCTGCAATGTTTGCCGATAAGTTGGAAGCCTCCCCTTTCATTAAGTATTCACCGTTCGGTAACTGGGCAATGGAGCGCTTAAATGGGCTTTCTTTTGCAATAGTTACTGGAACTATGGTTTTCTTTTTTGGTATAAAAAACTCTCTAAACTTTCTCCGATTAAGCATTTTCTTTAGAGTAAAAAGTCAGTATCTCAAACTTACACTGTTTACCACCAACGTTGGCAATAACCGCTCTCCGGGGGTAGTAAGTACTGGAATAACCTTTTGCCTTTATCAATCCCGTGGGGGTTTCTATGGTTACCCTTCTAAAAGGATTAACACTAACCACTTTCCCCTCTACCACCTCTTTTTGTCTATCTCCTTCTTTAAAGAACCTATCAAAACTCCTCATTTTTCCTCCTATGATATCCCAGCAATCTCGGTGGAAGCCGTCAAGCTGTCGTAGTCAAGTGTCAGTTTTACTTCTTCAATTACAAAAGATATCCCATCGATGCTAAAGGTATCTCCTGGCTCTAGGGAAGGTAAAAAAGCTGGGAACTGGACCCAACATTCATTTCCACTCAGCTCAACTTTTCTGTGATGGCTTGCCGCAGCTTCTGCCTGTGCTTGATTAGAGCAGAAAACAGTATTTATTACCTTAGCGTTGCTCCCTCCTGAGCCCCCATAACCTACCTCGCTTTTTATATCACATCTCGGGATACCGCTTTCCGGCGGTTTATCATAAGGTTGCGAGCCCTTTTCTGATAAGACTAAGTAATTACGGGTTTGCTCAGATTCGGGAACATTTCCAATGTATTCATCGCTTTCTGGGTCAAAAGCAGGATGATAATCTGGGTCAACTTCGCTTCTCATCCTCCAAATCTCATAATAGTAAGTTCCGTTTACCCATCTTTCCTGCTTTCGGAATACTACTCTACCGAATGTTTGCCAGCTTATACTGTCGTTCTCTTCGATGGTTTCTTCAGTTCTCTCCTGCATTTTCAAAGAGCCATCACTAACCTCGTGAATCTTATTTAAATAAGATTTTTTATATTCTTCTCTCTCCCCTTCTGTGTTTATCCTAACTTTCCATTTCCTGGTGAGCTCTTCTCTATCCCATTGGTATAAAGCATAATTTTGTTCTGTCTCAATCCATCCTGCAACTGATACTGAGCTATCCATATCGTAGTAATCGATAAAGTCATTCTCTACTGGTATACTCCAGTTATAAAACTCCTGGCAGGAAATTAAGTAATCTTGGAAAAAGTTTCTTATATAAGATATGCTATGATCCGAGTATCCTTCCGTCCCCATTTCGTAATAGATAACTTCTACTGGCTTTTCCTCTTCGTAAGTTGCTATTACACCGTTATAGAGCTCTTTTTCTGCAGATACTTTATAGTCTTCTACTTTGTAATCAAATCCCCCACTTTTTTCCCATTTCCTTATTTTTACACTGTCTCCAGAGTCATAGAAAATATAACCAAATTCATCACAGAGAGTTTTTAATAATGACATCCTGTTTCCCGATAAGCTCAACTCTTTTTTTATGCTTCCGGGAATAGTACCTGTATATTCCACGCCAGAAAAGATAGCCCCTAATATACTGCCTATTGGTAGCTCTTCGGGGTTTAGTTTTGCTCCAATATGATTAAAAGCACTTTTTGGTATAAACTGGGATAAAATCTGGGTGACTTCCCCGTCCCTTAATACAGCAGACCGTCCTGCCGCATAGGAAGTAGCAAATCCGTGGGGTCTTTTCTCGTGTCTTTCTACTATTCCAGAAAAGCCTGAAACGCTTACGTGAGAGCCTATGTGTAAAGAGCTGTCCTTGCTCTCAATGGTGCAAGTGCTTACCCCGTTGGCTATTTTATTTATGGTTATACTCAGTATCCCTGAGTAAGCTGGTGAACCTTCCACGATAATTTGGGGTAAAGTCCCAGGAGGGAATGCAGTCAATAAGCTCCGAGTAGAAAATTGTAATGGTAAGCCTATTCCTATAATGTCTATTGTTATAGGAACATTCTCGCTGTCTTTAGCTATAGCCCCAGTTAAAATCATTTAAATAGCTTCTCCTTCTACTGTGTAAGATACTTCAGATAATTGCTTCTCGTCATCGTAAACCTGTGATGAAAAACTGGTGCAAACTCCCGTAACTGAACCACCTTTAGGAGGGGTTACGGTAATCATTCCCCCCATACTATTACCGAGAGCAACTGCTTCATCAGAACTCATCCTTTGATTTATCTGCACCACTGGTCTATCATAAAAATGAGTGAATATGGTTTCTCCCTCTATCGTATGTCTTACTGATACATAAGGTCTCACAAATCTGGAATAGTTCACTACTCCGGGAGCATCGTCCTCCAACTCTTCTAATGCATCGGTATCCCACAAGTCAGCCTTTACGGCAAATGGGAAAGCATTCCAATTATCTTCAGTAATATCCATATTTAAATTATCTAAATAGGCATTGTTTATCGTTATCTCAATAGGGGAGGTTTCCCCGGTTTCTCCTTCTCCTATTGTTTTATCTAACACTAATTTAACCGTAAACCTCTCTGGTTCAAATTCCTCAGATGGCAAGGTGGTTGTTAGGAAATTCCCAATAGTAAGGTCAAAAGTCTCTTTCCTTAACTCCTGCAAAAGACAACTAAAAGAAACTGATTGCCCAGTCACCATCAGCTTTCTTTTTATTACCTCACCAATTTTCTTCTTTTTCCATTCCAAGGTTCGGATAAAAGAAAATCTACTATCAGTAAAAGCCCCAATATTTGTGCCATTTATATAAAGAGTTCCACCTCCGATTTGTAAGTCCCCAGTATGTATGACCGTCATCTATTGTTTGCCCCCATTCCCATCATACTTCCCAATCCTAACGCTTTCCCTAACCATTCCTCAGCCGTATCCCCTTCAATGTTCACTCGGGTTTTAATGTTTGAAGGAATAGAAATTAATGCTTGAGATAAACTATTTACACTATCGGTAAGCTCAAGAACCTGTAAGTTAAGATTGTTAAAATCTTGTCCTAAAGATTGGATGGGTAAAGAGATATCTGATAAAGTATCCTTAATCCTCCCTAAATATTCAGGAGCTTCAACCATTATCTTACTGGTGTCTGGTATCGCAATGGTAGGTAAGACTACCTCTTCTATTGCTTCTCCCTGGAAGCTTTCAATTAAGCTCCCCCATTTCCTTACAGCTTCGTTCATTCCTGCTATTCTTTGGTCAATTTCCTGGCTTATCTTCTCATTTATCGCTAACCAACTGTTATCCCAATCTCCCATTTGCCACCCCAAATCGGAAATCCCGGAGCTTATACTCCTTATAAGAGAATTGAAGTCCTGGGGTAACTTTTCTAATTCCAGAGTAGGGAAAAGGTCTTGCAATGCTTGTCTCGCCTCAGCACTCAATTCTGATGCTCCGCTTGCTAAACTTTTAATCTCTGTCAGAATACTTTGTTTCAATGCTTCCAGTGCTTCCGGGGTGTTAACTTTATCTAATCCCTGGGTAGCCTCTTGCAGCGCTTCATAAATCGGGGTAAGTATGTTTTTAACTACTTGGGCTTCCTCTCCATATAACTCATTGGCTTTTTGTATCTGGTCTTTTAGTATCTGAGTGAGCTCAACTAAGGAACGATTAAAATCATTTTTAATGGTTTCAACTTCTCGCTCTTCCTCTTTTAAGTTTGCCAATTCTTTATCCCTTGCTTCTCTTATTTCCTCTACTGCTTGTATTTGGGCTTCTATATCTTGTTCCTGATAATATCTTTCTCTATATACTTGTTCTGCGGTAGTCTCTGGTCTTTTTGGTAAACTAATCCCTTGAATACTTTTATACATATTTACAAGTTCATCAGTAGTTAAGGAAATGATTTTTCTAAAGTCATAATATTTATCCAGGTAGCTTATCAATTTATCTCGTAAAGTATCTTGGGCGTCGGCTTCTCTCTGGGTATATTCTCTTACCATATCCTCTCGCCGTTTATAGATATCCTGTAATCTATTGTTCAAATCTTGGTAAACATTAAATATCGCTCCGGCTATTGTTTTATCGGAACTTATCATTGTTTCCCCAGCTTCTTCATGCCTTGTAATTAAGGAGTTATAAATATCCTGGATAGATGAGGCCATTTCGGTAGCTGTCTGGGTTTGCACTTGATAAACTTCTTCCTGGGTCCTCAAACTGGAGGTCTTTATTACCTTTGATAAAGTGTTAAACATAGATTGAGCATATTGAGCTTGGGCATTTCCTCTTCGCAGTGATTCTTCTATCTCTATAGCCGTCCATTCTTTCTGAAGTTCAATTATCCTATCTCTTACGCTTTCTAACCCTCCTAATGCCTCACTATATATCGTCTGATAAAGCTCTTTCTCTTTATTAGCTAATGCTTCAGAACCTTGAGCAGTCATCTGGTGGGTATTTTGGTATTCGTTTAGTAATTTAATGTAGTCCTGGGTGGTAATCAATTGAAAATTATGCAAATCGTCAAAGCTGGATATGGATTCCTCTATTGCCTCGGTTAGCTCTTGGCTTCTTTCTTTAGCTTCAGTTAGAGCATTGCTGATATCGTCCCTCACGCTTTTATCCACGTCTTTATTTTTATCTAATAAACTATTAAGGGAGCTAATATATTCATCAACCCCTATTCCCTCAGCCTTCCAACTGCTCTGAATATCTAAAAACTGATTCCTAATGCTCTCACTTATTGCCTTGGTCTTTTCTGCTATTGCCTCTTCTGCTTTTTCAATTTCTAACTTTAAATCTACGGTAAGAGATTGAGAAATGTATCCACTTACCTCATCCAAAAGTTTTTTAAGATTATCAAGGTAGGTCTCAGCATCTGTCTCCCCGGATATATAAGCTGATTTTATGGCCTGTAATTCGTTTGCCGTAATAGAGGTAATACTCCCTTCTATATCTTTTACCCTGGTTTCTATATATTCTTTTATTTCATTGCTCATATCTTCTGTGTCTTTCATATAGGCTTCTAACCTCTGGATAAACTCCTTCCCGCTGGTAGCCCCTGCTTGATAGGCCATTTCCAGAACCCTAACATAGGCGTCTTTTTCCATTGCCTCCTTTACCGATAAAGCTTTCTGGTATCCTTCAATTTCCGCATTAGCTCTATCCTGTGCCCCGTTTTGAGTAGCATTGGTTTTTTTATCCTCCATCTCTTTATGTAATTCCTCTAATACTTCAGCAGCATCTTTCCCAGATAGAGTTTCAATTTTAGCTCGTAATTCAGCTTGCTTTTTTAATATATCGTTTAAAGCCTGCTGGGTAGTGCTATATTCTCCTTTTAACTTATTTAAGTATTGAGTATATAATTTCTCATTCTTCAGCCCTAAGAAGTCTGGAGGTTCTTCCTCAAATGCCTGGATGCTTATTCTTAACTTGTCTATTTCTCCACTTAACTCTTCAACGATTTCCGCATTAGTCTGGTAAATATTAAGGATGTCTAATAATCTTTGTCTATTTTCAGCATCTGCTATTCCTAAAGTTACGTTTTCAGTTTCCCTCTGTATTCTCTGTAAGATTTCTCCCCAATATTGTCCAAAATCTTCTAATAGCTTTCTTTCCTCTTTCATCTCCACTAACTTCAAAATTAAGGCAGCTAACTGCAAAGTAATGTTCTGAGTATGGATAAGGATATCAGACCATCTGGATACCCAAGTATTGTGCATATCCTCTACTCCTAACTTAATTTTAGCTAACTGCTCATATATTTCCTCTAAAGAGAGGCCATCTAAATCAGAAAAAGCGAGTATCAGTTTTCTTACTTCGTCAGTAGTTTTGCTCATATCCTGAGTGGCTTTAGTATAAAACGCTCCTAGAGCAAAAGTAGCAGTAGCTATGATTCCAGGTAAACCAGTAAAAAAGGAAGCTAAACTGGCCATCCCTGTTTTCATTAACCCCATTACTCCACCTAAAGCTACCAACTCCCCTCGCATTTTCCCCAGGGAAGGCAAAAGTTTTAGCACTCCTCCCAAAAACAGAGATATCGCTCCCCCGGCAAGGGTAAGATAAGATATAGTACTTTTCAATCCTTCTGGCAGTCGAGAAAAAGCATCTGCCATGTTTGCGGCAACATCGCTTGCTTTTTGTATTACCCCAGCAAACGGTTCAGCAAAAGACATCATTAAATCCTTGCTGGCTTCTTTTAATCTATTTAAATCCATAGCCAGAGACCCCGCTTGTTTAGCAAAAGCCTCTTCTGCTGCATTGGAGGAATTTAACATTATAGAATAATCTCCTAATGCAGCATTTACATCACCTAAAATAGAAGAAACCAAAGGTAATGCCTCTCTAACTTGAGTAATCCTTACAATCTGCTCCTGAGATAACCCTTGAAGTTTAGCTATGTTTTTGATTAGTCCTTCACTTCTTATAGTGCTTTCGTTTATATTTATCCCTAACCCTTCCATAACTTTCCTTGCTTCATCTGCTGGAGCAACCAAAGAAGTCATTATTGCTCTCAGCTGGGTAACTGCTCGGTTAAATTCTATGCCGTTTCTCGTAGCGTAAGCTAAAATAGCTGCCACCTCTTCTAAGGGTATTCCAAAATTTGCGGCAATGGAAGTAACCTGCCCGATGCTCGTCCCCACTTCCTGGAAGGTAACCACACCTTTTCTAACTAAAGTGAATAAAATATCAGACACCCGGGAAGCCTCATCGGCACTCATGCTGTAGGAATTTAAGATTGAAGATATAACTTTAGTAGCAGTTCCAATATCTGAAACCCCAGCGGTGGCAGCTTTAGTAGCCACTTCTAAAACCTGCATCGCTTTTCCCGCTTCAATAGAAGCAGAAAGTATATTATACAAGCCAGTACTCAGCTCTTGAGTGCTCTTCCCATATTCTAAAGCCAGTTCCCTTATCCCTTGTTCGTAGCTTTTATAAAATGCTCCCACTCTTTCTTCAGCTAAAGAAGGGTCAATTAAAGTCATTACGTTTCTCATATTAGCTTCAAACTGACTTAATAAATAAGTTGAACCCGCAACAAAAGCAGAAATGGCAGCACCAGCTACCTGGAACTTAGTAGCCATCTGTTCTACCGATACCCCGGTATTCTTTAATGCCTCATTAAGCGCCTCAGTGCCTTTAGAGCCTTCCTTAAAACCAATACCTATCTGTTCAGCCATAGAGCCTATATTTATAGTAGACTGGTTCACTTTTTTACTTTGGGCACTGACTTCTTGCACAAAACCACTTATAGAACCTTTAGCCTGTCTTATCTTCTGGTCAAAGTCCTCTAAAACCACGCCCAAAGACACAAAGAGGTTTCTAAGTTCTCCCGCCATCGCCTTTCCTTCTCTCTACTTGTATAGGCATACCCGCTTCTCTAAACATCGCTTCCAATTCTTTCAAGCTCCCTTTACTTTTCTTTTTTATCCCTGCTAAATCCAAAAACTTGTCCCACAGCTTCTGAGCTTCACCACTAAAAGCACTGGAAACAATCAATAACTGATAGGCGTAATCCATCATCTTCCTTTGGAAAATCCTCTCCGATAAGGTAAGAACTAATTCCCAGGGAGCTTGTAAGAAGTCATTAACTGTCCACCCGTATTCATGAAAAAAACGGTCCATTAACTCTTCCCAGCTTTTTTGGTAGTCTTCTCTTTCGATAGATTTCCCATCAGATTGATGGACAGGTCGAAAAAATCCCGTATCAATACCCCAAGACTTTCTTCATCTAAAATAGCATTTACCAGCTTTATCATCGTGGTAGCTGGGATATCTCCTACATCTTTAGCGTCAATCCTCAATAGGGAAGCTAAGAACTGGTAAAAGTCCTCTTTATTGTAAGGAATTAAAAAGATTATCTGCCCGGCTAAAACGGTAGAGGAAATGTCGTTACTTTTTTCTAGCTTATCAGCCAGGATATCCCATCGTATCATACTCATTACTTTAGAGAAAAACCGGGCAAAGTGCATAAAACCTTCTGTAGAAAGAGGGAGGTGGATAGTGTATTCATCCACCTCCAACTCTCTTGGTAATATTTTTGAGGAAAAGTCTTTATTTTTGCTCATATCTTATACCGTATAAACAAATCTAACGTAACCGGATTCACCATTGTGGGCTGGGTCTCCTAACCCTTCTATCTCCACCGGTATACTATGCCAATCCGTAGCATTAAAAGCAAATTCCAGATTGCCGGAAACCTGTGCTCTGTATAAATGTATCCTCATTTCTCCATCGTCTCTCGGAACCACAAACTCGGCAACCACTACTGGTAGCGAGGAAACTGCGCCTAAAGGAACTTGAACCGAGGAAGGTAGTTGATATTTATAAGTTACTGCTAAATATCCGCTCTCGGGAATATCTCCCCCGCTTAACTTTCTAACTCTTCCATCTATGTAGTCAATTTGGTAATCAGTATTCTCTGCATAAGTAACAGTAGTATTGATTACTGGGTCACCTATATTAGCAGAAACACCAACTGCAGCAGTAAGTGTTATTTCATTCCCGGTTATGCCTTGAATAGTCTTACTTACTCCTCCTATAGTAACCCCATCACCAGCGGTAAACTCGCTGGCATCCTCTACGTATATTTTAGTATCGGTGGGTTCAGTTACCTGGGTAAGTAAAGTTGCCAGCCTTACAGTCGGTGGAGTAGCTTCATCTAAGCTGCCGTTCTGGAGTGCCACCCAGTTTGTTCCACTTATAGTTAAAATTTCATTTGTAACTTGTTTAACCTCTCCAGTAGTGCTCGTCATGTCGCTATCTTTTACTCCTAAAGCCAATGCCAAGTTAGAGGGATTAATCTCATTTAAATTTGCCGCAATAAGCGAACGCTGGGAAGTAATAGCCACTTTGTTTATCTTTAGTGGCATACCCGATTGATGCACCACTTTCGAAATTTCAGCCGTAAATCGAGCATCAGTTAATGCTCCCACATCCCGGTTATTAAGGTAAAGTGTTCCTTCTCCTATCTGTAAATCTTTGATATTTCTGACTGCCATTAGTCTCACTCCTCATAATATTTTGCAATCTATATCTATCTCATTTCTTTTCCGGTCTGGCTCTTGTATTTCTCTCTGGCCAGTCACCACACACCAAATAACCCGAGTATCTCCATCTATCTTTAATCTTTTTTTGTTAAAGATTTCAATTATCCTTTCAGTTATCTGGTCAACTTTTAAATCATCTACTTCTCCCCAAATATCTATTTGATAAGTTATCTCCCATATATCGGTAATATCTGGAGAAATGTTAATGCTGGTAAAGGTAATCCGGGGTAGCTTAGCTATATCTCCGGGGAAAGTAGAATAAGCTTCTACGCTTCCCATAAGGGAAATCAGACCTGAGTCGGTAGTAAGGTAATGATAAATAGCTTCTTTGGTATCAAGTAATTTCAAAGTTTATCCAGCTCTTTAAGTAAGTATGCCTTACCTTTTTGAAATCCATTCCTCAAAAACGCTTTGGGATGTAGCCCACCTCGGAGGTAAATAGAAAAAGCAGTAGCCCAAGCCGCACTGTCTGGGTCTTCAAAGCCTTTATCCGATGCCCACTTCTTTAAATTGGCTATTGCTTTAGGAGAGAATGGCGCATGCCTTTTTTTATTTGCTGAAGGATAATCAGCAAGTAACCCCGTTCCAAACTCCATATAGGGAGCGTATTCCAGATTTGTTCCCACTCTAAATTCCCTCATGTTTCCTTCATAGATTTTTTCAATGTGTATGGAGTTTCTTAAAGCCCCCAGATTAATGGGAGATTTTTTCTTTGCCTCCCCTTCTACCACGTGGGCAGCATCTTCCAAAACCTTTAAGACTTTATTCTTTACCTCTTCCGTAACTCTGTCTATTTCAGCTAATAGTTCTTTTTCTCCTTGTATCCCTATTTTTATCTTCATTTCCCTAACAATCCTTCGTAGTGAGAAACTATATTAGCTCTTCGGTAAACAGGTTTTACCAAAGTCACAGCGTAATTGTCATCTCCTATTTTAACCACGTTCCCAATTACTGGTTGGTGTCGAGAAACAAAGAAATAGCCTTCTGGTATTTCCATTCCGTATCTTTCCTGGATTACTTCTTTGTTCAATTTCTCCAGGTAAGCCCAGAATTTAGATACCAAGGCCAATGTTTCGTGACTTATCCCGTATTTATCTGTATTTATGGTTTTGGTGTATTCTTCAAGGTAATGAGTGTATACCACTAAATCACTATCCTTTTATAGTTAAGTAAAATAGTTTCAGCCACTGGGGGTAGCCCACTAATATACTGGGCAGAGTAAGTAGATAACTTCTCAGAAGTCATCCCTGCTGTTCCCCTCAAATTGTATAGGGATTCTGCAATTATAAATATGGCTATCTTCAAGTCTTCCGGTATTTCTTCAAAACCTGCTGTGTATTCAATATCTAAAAAGCATCCCGGGTAAAAGATATGGATAACTCCATCCCGGGTAAAGAGTTCATACCCTTTTGTGTCCACTCCATTAACTTTTAGAGTGATTATCTCTTCCACTGGAGCAAACGATAGATAAACGTATCCACTTCCAGGAATAGTCAAAAGCTCCTTATGTAAGCCATAGGTAAAATCGTATCCTATGTAATTTATTACCTGTTTTTCAGCAGAACTAAGAAGAGACAATAATAGCTCATCCTCTGGAGTTAACTCCTCCGGGGTTTGCTCATCATTTTCTAATTGTAAATAAGCTTTAAATTCCTCAAGAGTAACGTTCATCTATTCTCTGCCTCTTCTATCATTCTGTTTTCAGGGGGTCGTTTGACCCCCTTCTTTTTTGTTTCAATCCTTTCAGCTAAACTCCTTGACTGGAGTTCATCCGCTCGCTCATCTTCTACCTCAAGAAGGTCTCCAGGGTAATGGTATTTTCCAGTATATTTATCACAAAACGGGGATATGACTTTAACTTTAACCATATTATTCTCCGGTAATAGTGGCTACCTTATCCCTGGTCTTTTTGAACCTCTTATTCCCAGCTATGGCCACTATCCCAAAAGTAACGGCAGCCGTGGCAACAGTCATATCAACCTTCAAGTAGCGTTTCCCCGGGGTAACCTGCAATAAAAAGTCTCCCGCTTCCGATATGGTAATTTCATCTACCTCGTCGGCAAAATCCCCTTCTCCATTATTATCCTGGGAAATGACAATATCTAAAGTCCCACCCGTCCCAACAGCCTCAACAAAAATTGCAGTCAGAAGGTCAGCAGGGTGGCCATATTTCTCCAAGTCTAACACCACATTGCTATTGCCCACTGCTACTTCACCTACCGGTAAAACCTTGATAACTTCTATTTGTTCTTTTAAGCTAATCATCGTCTAACCTCCTTTAACCTTGAGGAACATCAAGAACCGCAAAAGCACCAGGAGCAACTGGAGAACCATCAACTTCAATGGTAAATCTCAACAGCACCTCATTCTTGGTAAATCTGGCGTGTTCGGACATAGCAATGGCCAAAGCTTTTTTATCTCCAATATAGTAATATCGAAAATCACCAAATATTACATCACCTTTATTTCCCAAAGCAGGTAATTTATCGGTTACTACGTAAGGGTATCCAATGATTGTTCCTGGCTCAGCAGCAGTGGGTGGCACCCAAATCAGATTATTGTTGGCATCGGCTAACTGTTTTACTGATTTCATAGCTAAACGGGAAATTACCCAAATAGGGGATAGTCCTTCTCTGGCTACTTTAGCTTCCATTTCCAGGAAGTCTTCATAAGAAACCACAGAAGCAGTCTTCCTATTAACCACATTAACCCCCGGGCAGTTGATTATACCCATAGGTTCACCTTCTCCACTTCCAGTAAGATAAGCAACGTCTTCAGCATAGGCCACAGCCTCAGCAAACAAGTTTCTCAAGTAGACGTCTCCTTCAGGAACAGAGTTGAGCCATTTTTGAGATACAGCAGTAAGCCCAACATATTCCCTGGCTGTTAAAACAACCTGCTTGAATATAGGCTCTGATGGGTCGACATCAGTCCCTTCTTTTTTCCAGTAACCCACTATCCCACCAAACTGTCCATTCTCTTGAGAAAGAGCCGGAACGGAAACGCTATCTCCCGGGGTAATGGTGATTACAACGCTTCGGGGTCTCACTATCTCCCGCTCTGATGCTAAATAAACTAACTCATCATATAGCTGGGGAGGTATTAAGTAGCCACCAGAGTTGGAAGTCTGCACTGCTTTCTTTTCTAACCAGCTGTAATCCCGATTGCTCACAGCTCTAACTAAAGAAACCAAGAAGTCCTCTTTATTACTCTCTCTATTCCCAAAAATGTCTTTTCTGTTTTCTTCCGTTAACTTTTGTATCTGCTCATTGACTAATTTCTCTACAAGCTCATTAACTTTCATTGCCTTTTCCTCCTATAGATGTAATTCAGATAAACTTTTGTGTACTTGTTTTGCAGCTTTCTGCATTATCTCTTCTACTTGCTCAACATCTAATTCATCAACATCCATTTCTAATATGTCTTCGTCTGTGGTTTTTGTAGGTTCATTTTCTTCTCCGTTTAGCTTATCTTCCTTGTTTAAAAAAAGTAAAACGTTATCCAGCTTCTCACCAATCACTTGTAATTCGTCCCAGCAACTTATAACCCTATCAAAAAGCTCTTTTAAGGTTAATTTCTCTTCTGTTATCTTTTTCTCATCAAGAACTTTCTCCGACTCTTCTTCCTGATACTCCCCATCTTCATATTTCTGCACCTCTTTTAATAATCCCTTCAAATGAGTACCTGTTTCTGGGTTAGCGGGAATAGGCACAGCAGAAAATTCCAACAGCTCCCACTTAGTGTATCTCCACCCTGTTTGAACCCCATCTTCCCCAATTAGGGGCTCTTTCTCTATTGGAGAGAAACCAACACTCCAAGCTTTCATAAACCCCTGCTCGTAGGCATTTTTAACATAAGGAGCAATAGGATTAACCTCCTGAGGAGCAAATCTAACTTTAGAAAGAACTTCCTCATCGTTAATTGTTATACCTTCAGCTTTCCCAATAGGGATGGAATGGTAATCATGGGCAAAAGTTATTACTGGATTATTAAGAAAGTTTTCAAAGATGCAGCCTTTAGGTTCCACTATATCCCCATATCTATCCTTTGCTTTGGTAGATATAGTAACCTCTATTGAACCATCTTCTGCGGATTTAATTTTAGATTCAAAGATCTTCTTTACAACTTCCATATTATCAACTCCTTCATTCTTCCACCACCGCTATCAATGCACATCGGCAATTAACATGCCGTTCTGGAATACCGTTTAGGGGATATCTTTTCCCATGTCTTGGCATACATTCCGGGCACACTCTTTCATCTTCTGCCGTCCACCACTCTACTAATTTATATCCCACTTTTTTCCAGGTAAGAATTTGACCATTACGGAATGCTTCCAGTGTTTCTGTCCTTGCTATAGCTTCAGCCCTTGCTCCCTTAGCTACTTTGAATACTTCGCTAACCCTATCCGTAAGCTTCGGAATACTCTCTCCCTGCATAATCCCCTCAGCCAGCGTTTCCCTGAGTTGCTGTAAAGTGGTGGTGTTAATCCCTTTGATTTTTGTTCCTGCTCTCTCTTTAATCCATTGAATAGCTAAGGGGTCAGAAACTTGGAAAGCTGGAGTAAGAAGTCCAGATGCCTCTATTCCCTCTCCCAACGCTTCAATAAGTAAGGGTTTAGCAATGCTCATAATTAACTCATCATAAAATGCTCTTTCAAATAAGACCTCATCAGGCATAATCTTAATTATGCCTTTTTTAGTCTTGAGCTTTTGGATAACATCATCCTGTTGGGATTGGAAAAACTTCTTTAGCTCTCTAATCCATTTACCTTCAGTCCTATCCCATTTCTCTCTCCAGCCTTCCCATATAATGGGCATATCATTAACTGGGAAAATATGAGCTAACTTTCGATTAACAAAAGATTTCTTAACTGATTTCTCCTGAGGCTCATAAAGGACATTAAAAGAAGTAGAATACACATCCCCGTCTTTAGTCGCCCCAAAGCCAAGTAGCTCTCTGGCTTCATTCCTGGTGATAATTCCAGAAACAAATCCTTTTTCTGCCACAGCTAAGTCAGTGTTTCTATCCCGGGGAGCGCTAAAATCAAACTGAAAATATAAGTTTTCTCCAAAATGGGGAAGAAGAAACTCAGAAATTTTAATTTCCAATAAACTAAGTCGTGGTCTTAACACATATTTAGCAAACACATATTCCGCAGTTTCCATATTGGCTCGGTTAAACCCTTCCGTAACTCCTAATATAGCCAGTGGAACTCCATATAGGCCTAAAATGTTTTCTCGGGTAAGCTTCCTCCCCTCTATAAATTCCATATCTCTCCGGGTTAAGGTTACCAGGTTAAACTTCGCCCCCCCGTCTAAAACTGCTAGACGGTGGGCGTTCTCCACTCCCCCATATTCTCCCTCCCACTGATACCTTATGCGCCTTACGGATTCGTCAGTCATTTTCCCCGGAGCTTCTATAATTGCTGGGGGCAGAGCCGAATTGTGAAAGAAGTTTCTGTTCCAACGAGCTGAATATCGTTCACTATCTATGTCGTCTATTCCTGCAGCTAGAGGAGAGACTCCCCGTAAGTGGTTAGCTGGATCGTGTCTTTTAAAATGAATGATTTCCTGAGGAGAGAACTTAACACTCCCTTTATTGGTAATATATTCATAGCTTTCCACTAACTGGCTTCTCCCCGGATTAACTTTCATAAATTGAGGATATAAAACCCAGATTTCCACTGGCTTTTTACCCACAAAATTGAGATACCAAAAAGCTTCTCCGATTAAGTCTAAATAGCAAGAGGTAAGAAAAAATAAATCAAAATTATCACAATAAGGATTGGGCTTATCTAAAAGCTTAATAACTGGGTTGTTTTCATCAGAAATCTCTACCCATTCCTTATTTTTTTGTTGGAGTATCATCCACCCGGTTTGGGAAATCCCTTCGGCAATTTTGGACACCACAGCAAATAACCAGCCCACTTCTTTATACAGGCTTATATAATCTGGTAACCCTCGGTGGGGGGAAATAGGGTTCAAAAAAGTCCAATATTCAGTATTGGTCTTTTTCTGTTTCCATACCGAAGGGAAAAAACTTTTTATGTTCATAACTTTTTCTTGGCCACCTCTATAAGATTCTCAACTCTGGTTCAGCAAAAACAGCCCTGCTCCCTAGGGCATACCTTAAACTATCCAATGCATGGTCGTTAAACTTAACTGGCTCTTCCAATATCCTTCCTTCTTTGTCTTCTCTCCACTTATAGGAGCGAATCTCTTTGATGAGATTTACTGAATCACTTAAAATATGAAGCCTATACTGTTTAAGTTTATCTATGCCAAACCTCACCTCTTTGTGGGCAGGATATATGTTGAAGCCCGCTTGATAGATTTCCTCTATCCTCTGGGGCTCAGCAGAATCAGCATAAATGGGAGTATCCTTACTTACCCTACTCTTTAACAGCTCAATCAAGTCACTATTGGTTAAGTGAGATTGATAAATCAACTCTTGAGCCCAAGCTTCATTTTCTTTTACCCAAACCTCTGTTAGGGCAGTAGGATTGACGTAGCCAAAGTCCAAACCGTAGATAATTTCGTCACAGTTTTCAGGGATGGTATCTACTACGTCCCAGTTGGAGTAAATCAGGTTCTGTAATATTCCCCACTCCCCCAGGGCATAAATCCGGTAATAGTTTTCGTCTATTTCTGCCAATTGCTCTAACTGCTTAACGTATTCAGGGGAGAGAAAAGGATTAAGTTTGTAATTGCTCTGGAAAGTTGCCATATCATCATTCGGTGCATCCAGAACTTTGGTCTTAATCCAGTGAAATTGGTCGATAGGGTTAAAAGTCATAATTAACTGGTTCTTTAAATTGTTCTTTCTTCGCAACCTCAACCGCAATTGCAAATAATCTTGATGGGTGAGCTCTGTGGCTTCTTCTGCCCAAACGTAGTTGAATTCAGCCGATTTTATCTTTTCGCTATTATCCAGAGACTTAAATAAAATTTGGTTGCTCCCTACATTCATTTCCAACTCAGACTTATTCAATTCGTAAGGGATTTCATATTCATTGAGTAAGTCTTTCATTAACTGCAGACAACTTACTCGTAGGGCAGGCAATGTTTTTCGGGTAACCAGAATTCTTTTATTGTTTTCTTCCAAAGCTCGTAAAATGGTATGCTGAGCAGTAGAAAAGCTCTTGCCTGAACCAGCCCCACCGTAGGAAACTAAAACTTCTTTATCTCGATTATCAACAAAAAACTCATCAAATTCTCCGATAATCTTAATCGTTGCCACTGTATACCCGTTCTACAATAACTCTTAATGGAGATTGATTTTCTGGATTCTCTCCCAAAGCAACTTTACCAACGCTTTGCAACTGTTTAAGTGAATTAGAGAGCTTCTCCAACAACCTAACTTGCCTTTCTGTAAAAGCGTCTACTTTGGAATTCTTCATTTGCTCCTGCAGTGTATTGATTTGCTTCTCAATAATTCCAATAGCTGAACGAGCAACTCGCAAACAAAGATTATCAAAACTAGAAGCCTCGGAAGCCAGAAGTTCTGATTGTTTCTCTTGGCGCTTTAGTTCTGTTTTAGTTCCAAACAAGTTCCTCTCGGTAGACCAAGTTTCTCGTGCAGACCTTTTCTTGAGTGTTGAAAGAGAGATATTGTGTTTTTTTGCCAGTTCCTCAAGAGTAATATTACTTTCAACATACTCTCGTTTTATTTTTACCCAATCTATTCTTCTTCCCATATATCCACCTTAAATATTTTCCCTCTCAACAACATAAGCTTCACTACTTCCGCTATTTCTGTTTCAGAGACATCAAGCTTAATCCTCGCCCCATTCCCCGCACCTGAAAAGTTAATTGCCGATTGGATGTCGGGCAATGAAGCATAAAATGAACAAACCTTCTCTCCCATTTTCAACCTCCGTGAAACTTCCGATGACAATCTCGACATAAGAAAATCAAAAACTCCGAAAGATGATAAATCTTTAGTGGACTTCTCCCCGCTAAGTGATGAACCTCAGTTCCTTCTTTTCCACAGAGCTCACATCTTCCATTAGCTCGCCCTTTTACTATCTTATAGCTCTCACTCATAAAGCCTTTTTTCTTCTCGCACAGTTCAGATTCCCACTTAAATTTAGGGGCATTAAAATGCAAGAAGTCTTTTAAATCCCCAGCTATAGCCTTTAATAGTTCAAAATCCTTCTTTCCTCTTACCCCCTCTATTTCCTCCCTAAAAGCTCGTATCTCTTCCTCAAACTCTTCTACGTCCATCATTCACCCTCTATATATATGGTGCAAAATAGGGGGACACTTTAGCTCAAACCCTTATTTCATGAGGGTTTGAGGGGTGTAAAAAACTTAAAAAAAATAGAAAAGGGAGGAAAAATGAAAAATCCTATACTCTGGAGTGCTTTCTAATACTTTCTTGTTTTAAGCATCTAAAAACTTTAAAAATATTTTTGAAATATTTTTGTAAAATTGAACCTATTTCTTATGTGTCTTTATTTTCCTTTTTATCCTCTTTAAAATTGTTCTGGCGGTTTCTTTTTTTATGTTTAATGCCTCAGCAATCTGGTTTATAGAGTAACCTCTGCATTTCAAGGTCAATACTTCTTTTTGCCTCTCGGTAAGCCAGGTAATACTGGCAATAATACTATCCACAAAGCTCCAATCAGAGCTATCGATAATATTACAAATTTCCTCTTCCAACCCCTCTAAACTTAAACCACCCTGGGAATACGGTTCAGGATACAGACCTTCACTCCGGAGCTTTTTCTCCCAGGAAGTAAGCGATTTCTTGTCTAAATTTTGCTTTCTCTTCATAGAACCAGCCCTCCTTTACCATATTTAAGAAATCTACTATTTCTTCAGCACTGTTACATTTCTTTAAAGCTCTCCACAAATCAATCCTGGCATTTAAAGCTTCACTCTCTGCTGGGTCTCCCAGATATCCTTCACAAGAGGTAAAAACCCCTCTATTGGGATAGGAAGAGAGAAGCCCAAGAACTATTTCTACCCAGTATCTTTTCTCAACCAAGTTTATACCCCCGGGAAGAATAATTTAAATACCGGCCTTCAGAGTCATGGGTCATCTCCCAAGCAGGGTCAAACCAATCCATTTCATTAGAGCTTTTCTGTAAGTCCTTCTCATCAATACCAAATAAAGTGCAAAGTAAAACAAATTCTGCCGGTTGCTTAACTTTTAAAACTTCGTGTAGTAGCATTTCCCACCTCCCTAAAATAAAAAGCCGCCAGCCGAGGTTAAATCTCGAACTGACGGCTCCTTCACTCCAAGGTCCACCGTTAAGCTATTTATCTACTTCTCCCCGGAAGACTGACTTTTCGTCTCGTCTTCTAAGAAGTATTCGGTTATCTCTGTCTTCCTTACTCTCCCATCCACAATTTTAAAGACCAGACAACCATATTTCAAACCTCTTATTTTACAGTAATGTTCAATTTCACTCTTTAACGTTTCTGGAGGTAATAAAGCCATTTACATTACTGTTAAAAAACTTAAGAAATTCAAAATACTCTTTAGCCGGAACTACTACCAATGGTTCTTTCCTGTAAGAAGAAATAATAAGCCCTTCCCCTCCTTCTTCAACTGCCTTCTCCAGCCATCGATATATCTGAACAAATTCTCTTCCTCTATACTTACATTCAAATCTCATACCGGCTATTTCCACATCCAGCTTTTCCTGGGCACTACCAGAGAGAGGGATACGGCGAGAAGGTAAACCAAGCCCTTTAGCCAGGTTTACTATTCGGTATTCAAAGTTTTTACCTCTCTGTTTTTCCTGCCTGCTCATTCCCTTTGCCTTTTTCCTCTCTTTATGCCCACTTGATTAAACGCCAATCCACTTCTATATCCACCAGTTCATCATCGCTAAGGAATTTCCCTTCTGGTAATCTATCACCATTTAGGAGTCCCACAATCAACTTGTCCGGGAATTTCCATTCCAAAGTGCAACGATTATAAGGGACGGGAACACCCAGGATTTTTGAGAATAACTTCGCTGTGCTCTCATGTCCCACAATCGAAATCCAAGGTTGAGCGTTCAGCATGGTTTTGATGCTTTTTACTGAAGTAGGTTCGATGATAATCTCGTGTAATTTCCGCTCTATCATTTTCAATGAGAAAGCATTGGCTATAATTAACAATTTACCCATCCTCTCTAAAACGGCGCAACTTGGAATTTATCACAAATACAATCCAAGTCATCAGAATTTTTCGCCTTGTCGATAAGATTTATTATTTCAGTAAACTCACTATACCTTATTTTCTTATCACTCAATATTCTTAAAAATTGCCGGTATAGAGCTACCTTTTTTGGCATAAGTTCATTTACCATTTCTTTTCACCCACCGGTAGCTTTTTCCTGAAAACTTGATGAATGTGCCACTCTCTAAGAGGCGGTCAAATATCCGAGCCCCTAACCACCTAATCATTTCCTCTTGAGTTTTTAAGTTAGTGGTGATAACCGTGGTTTTTCGACTGTTATACCTTCCACCGATAATTTCGTAGAGCCGTTCTTTAGAGCGTTTACTCTCCACTTCTACCCCTAAATCGTCCAGTACCAGTAAGTCAGCAATTTTAAGTAATTCCAGTAAATCAAATTCTGCCTCTTTATTGCTGACCAAAGCTTTATCCAACCTATTCATTAAGTTCGAAACAGTATTAAATATCGCTGAAAAATGTCTCTTTTTGGCCTCATTGTAAATGGAAAAAGCAAGGTGAGATTTACCAGTTCCTACGTCTCCAAAGAGGAAAAGACTATGACCAGTTTTCAGGTTTTCTTCTAAGTTCTCGATATATTGCTTAACTTTCTCCCAGCCCTCTTTTACTCCCTCTCGGGGTTCAAAATTATCTAAAGAACAATCTTTATATCTTTCAGCGTCAGATAGAGAAAAGAAACTCTCCAGATATACGTCCAGTTCCTTCCGCTCTAAACGTTCTTTTTCTTCCTGGTATTGCTTAACTTCACACTCACAGGCAGGCACAACCCTATAAGTTCTACCTACAACCTCTATTTCTACAGGCTTAAGCAACTTGCCACAAATTGTACACCTGCGCTCTGTGAATGCATCTTTACCTATTAAACTTTCAAGAGCTATTTCCATTTTTTACCTCCATTTCCCCCTATCCGCCCCCGGGAGAGCGGGGGGAAACAACCCTCCCGGGGAACCAGAAGGAGGAGAATCTATACTTCTACCACTTGGGGAGGGTTATATCCTCCTATTCCACCATACTTAGGTTCTTCCTTCAGCCATTTATCCACGATCTCGTCGTTGCGGAAAATGAATTCTGGAGTAGCATAAATTCTCCCTTTGTCATTCTCCCCGCAGTGAAAGGGGGAAGCCCGAATATTACGTATAACTGTTTTTAACTCTTCAGGGGTAAAATTCTTTAATCGAGCAGAAATTTTCTTCTTCCGTTGAGGAGTTAATAGAAGTGGCTTAGACCAACAATCTTTAAATACTTCGTTATAGTAATCAAAAACTTCTTTAATGGATTGAGACGTTGGTTCTGATGAACCAACAGCGCCGTCAGGCGCAATTTCTTTTCTTTCTTTATTTATTTCTTTCTTTTCTTTACTGATACTGTTACTGATACTGTTACTGGTTTGCCAAACTGTTGCCATAACCGTTTCGGAAGAGTTTAAGGATGGTTTAGCAAACCGTTCCCGTAACCGTTCCTGTAAGGGTTTCATAAAGGGTTTATCTAACTGTTTCAAAATAGCTAAGAGATCTTGGAATAAAGAGGTTGTAGGTGTTTCACTAAGTTTACCAATTGCACTTTTTACTTGATTAGAATTTTCCAAAGGATTGTGTTTAAGATAATTACAGATAAATATAACGTTGGTTTCAAAATCATATTTTACTAACCCTTTATCTAACAGTTCCCCTAACCCTTTCCTAAACCGTTTCTCGTCCCACCCCAAGTCAAAACAAGCGTAGGGAAGGGGAAGGAAATAGAGTCCGAGAATATTTCTATGGGGTGAAGTGAGGAGGTAGAGCATTAAATACCGGGCATCTTCGGATATGTTTCGTATCTTCTCATCCTGCCAGAATTTACTCTCAACTTTCGTATACATTAAATTCCTCCTCATCTTTGGTCTCCAGCCACCTTTCAAAGGCTTTTTTGGACACAAA